TGATACAAATGAAGCTGTACGTAGGTTAAATGAAATACGTAGACGAATACAATTTGCTGCTGAACGAATTAACATTCAGTAATATAATCTCCCGGAAGTAATGGAACGTAAACTACTTCCTATATTAGTAATAATATCTGCAGTTGCTGTATCACTGTCAGCCGCATTCTATTCAGTTACTGGATTAGGGAAAATGTTTGCTGGTGCAAGCTTGCAAGTTATTATCATGACTAGTAGCTTGGAGATAGCTAAGCTAGTAGTTGCATCATTATTGTACCAGTACTGGAGTGTATTAGGAAGATTACTTAAAACGTATTTAACAATAGCGGTGGGGGTATTGATGATTATCACCTCAGGCGGTATATATGGTTACCTGTCAGCCGCCTATTCAGAGACCTCTAATAAACTAGAGGTGATAGATAAAAACGTAGCCGTATACGAACTAAAACGAAGTCGATTCCAGGTGCAATTGGATGATATCGGTATAGAGAAGCAATCCTTAACAGAAAGCATTAAAGAGTTATCTAAAGGATTATCTAATAACGTAATTCAATATAAAGATAAGGATGGTAATATTATCACTACCACATCTAGTTCAACGCGTAAGGTATTGGAACGGCAATTAGATGATGCTAAAGATCAGCGAGATAAATTATCATTACGTGAAGAGTCGTTAACAGATTCAATAACTCGGATTGATTTGATTAAATTGGAAATGGAAACAGATTCTGATATAGCAGCTGAAATTGGACCATTGAAATATATTGCCGAGCTTACTGGTAAAACAATAGGCCAGGTTGTAAATTGGTTTATTATTGCCTTAATGCTAGTATTTGACCCATTAGCCGTTGCATTGGTAATCGCTGCTAACACTATATTTTATAACACTAAAAAAGAAGATATGATAGAAGAAAATATTACTCCCGAAGAATTCGATGAGGATGATGCACTAGACCAGGTATTAAATAGTATGGTTGAAGATATTAATGAAGATGAAATCCCTCGCGAGGAGGAGGCAGGTTCAAGTGGGGAGGAGAGAAAAGCCGAGAGTGTTAAAGCCACAACTCCCCCTCCTGCTGGGAGACGAGGTAGTATATCTAGTTATTAATCAAAACAGCGTTATGGCAAAAAAATCAAAGTATAATTTCAAAACAAAAACTATCAATGGCGATCGATATATGATATGCCGCGGATCTGATAAAGAAGACAAGTATTTCAAATATACTATATGCGACAATTACGTTAGAGCTAACGACGACGTCGCGGCCGTATTATGTTATTCATGTGTTAACAAACATTTGGAACTTTAATATTAATTTATTATATTGATTCTTAAATAAAAGATATATGAAATTAACAGCTGAACAAATACAAGAGAATTGGAATCGTTTAAGAACAATTATAAACGAAGATTTTCCAGATAGAGCAAAAGCTCTAAATATTATATATGATGAATTTGAAGAACGCATTATGATGATGCCGGCTTCGAGTATGGAACATTTCCATAATGCATTTCCAGGTGGTTATGTAGATCATATTTTACGAGTATATGATTGTGCCGTAACGGTTTATAATTCATGGGAAGGTATGGGATCAGATATGTCTGGTTATACTATGGAAGAGCTTAAGTTTGCAGCTATTCATCATGATCTCGGTAAAGTAGGTTGGCCAGGAAAGAATGGTGAGGTATATATTCCAAACGATTCTGAATGGCACCGTAAAAACCAAGGACGTATTTATAAGGTGAATCCTGAGAATCCATTTGCAATGGTTCCTGATTTAGGTCTATGGATGTTACAGAATTACAATGTAAAAGTATCCTGGAATGAATATCAGGCAATTAGAATTCATGATGGTTTATATGATGAAGCTAATAAACCATATTATATATCTAGATTTCCGGAGTCAAAGCTTCGAGTAAATTTACCAATAGTATTGCATCATGCAGACCATATGGCATCTGTTATAGAATATGAGCGATGGAAGACTGGTAACAATAATACTCCTAAAAAAGCACCTACAAAAAAAGTAAATGCTAAATCAATATCATCATCTGATAATAAAGTTGATGATATCTTTAAAGGGTTATTTGAATGATAGAATGGGCGTTAGGCATAGTATCAGTAATAGTAGTTATATTGATTACAGTTATAATTAATCTATTACGTAAATTAGAAAATGCTGAAGAGTATATCGAGCAATTAGAATCATCTAATTCCAGATATGAAGCATTTTTTGAATCAATACGTAAAAAATCAAATAACAATTATTCATATATACGGCAATTAGATCGCATTGGTTCCTTTGAAGCTGATGATGAGACCGGAGTAATCTTTAATACACTTAAAGATATTGTAGAAGAATTAAACAAGGAATTCGATGCCGCGGAAGAAGACTAAGAATTTTTATTTCACACAAGATACAGAAGATGCCATCATCTTATATAACAAGACAGAAGATCCAATTCAACGATCAAAAATATATAAAGAACATATCAAATATCCTTTTGATAAACTAACAGAAAATATTATACATACATTTAAATTTTATTATTTTGATGTACCATCTGAAGATGTTCAGCATGAAGTAGTTGCGTTTTTAAATGAAAAGATACATAAATTTAAAGAAGGTAAAGGCAAAGCCTTTTCATACTTTTCTATTATTGCGAAAAATTATTTAATTATTCAGAATAACACCAACTACAAGCGAATGAAGCGAAAGGCTGAATTGGTTGAAGTGGATGATGAGCGTAACTTGGATTCTGAAATGGGATATTCCGATTACCAGGAACAGCTTAAAGATTTTATCGATTTATATGTCGAATGGTATGATAAGAACATGAATAAAGTATTTACTAACCGCAAAGATATTGCCGTTGCTGATTCTGTATTAGAATTATTCCGTATAAGAGATAATATAGAAAACTTCAACAAAAAAGCTTTGTATATTCTTATTCGTGAACGAACTGGTTTCAAGACTCAAAACATAACTCGAGTTATTAATGTAATGAAATCAGATTTCAAGCACATGTTCCTTAATTACCAGCAGACAGGCCGAATATACTAGAATACAATCTACCCATATTTATATAAAAGGGTTAGAATGAATTCGGAATTTGAACTATTTAACGGTACTACGTTTTCGGACCTCATGAAGGATATCTATCATAATTCGAAGAAGAAAGACCGTCAAATAACCACCTTAATACAAGAATTAAGGCCGCTTATTAAGAATATAGGAGATGCTACTATCATAGCTCCTATAATGAAGGAATATTTAGACGTTCAAGTTAAGAATGATGATCATCTTGTTAAGTTGGCAGCAATTGTACAACGGTTAGTTTCAGCGTCTAGCAAAGCTTCTGATGTTGGTGATGATTTCGGCATGACAGAGCAAGAACGTGAAAGATTGCTTCAAGCAGCTGAAGATGAGTTATCTCAAATTCAAAAGGAGAATGAGGAGTCCAAGTGAATGCGAACTTCTTTTATGCTGAAGTAGTTGAAACTCCAGATGATTTTGGTGATCGATTCAAGGGACCAGATAATCCGGTACCGGTGCCAGAACAAGCGCCTGAGATCAATAACCTAATATCCGTACGGCCTTTAAGCTCCAGAAATTCAAGCATTATTAACGGAGTCCGGCCGTTTAATAAATACGGGTTTACTGTACCTGTTATAGGTGAAATAGTATTAATCAGTACCGGTCCAGGTGAAGGTACTGATACGCTAGCATATGTTACTCAATATTATTATCTTAATACAGTTAATATATTCAATAATCAAAATATCAATCCTACCCCAGGTACATATTGGTTTAAAGCGGCAAATAATACTCGTACAGAACAGTTCGATTGGAATGTAGGCAAGAGCAAGAGTTCGCCATCATGGGAGGAGGCTGATCGTGTATCGTCCTTACAACCATTCGAAGGTGATATCATATTTAGTAGCCGGTTTGGTTCTGGGTTACGATTTTCTACCAGCTGGACTAAAGGTCGTACAGAATATTCAAATAAACCATGTGGATTATTTCAAGGAGGTGCCAAATCACCAATTACCATTCTATCTAATGGATGGAAACAAGATGGTGATGATAGATCTGTTATTGAAGATTTTGATTCTACAAAAAGTTTAATAGTATTAACTAGCAATCAGAAGTTACCAAAATTCAAATCAGCTCAATCTAATTTAGGAACCTTTGCAGGCGTACAACCTAGTTCCACATATAATGGAGCTCAGGTAGTAATTACATCAGATCGTCTGGTATTTAACAGTAAGAAAGATGAAGTCATATTATCTGCTAAAAAGACAGTAACTGTAGCAACTCCGAATTGGGCAATGGATTTAGATGCTTTATTTACAGTATTAGAAGATTTAATTACATTGTTACAAGAACAGGCATCTGCTAACACGCTATACCAATATAAAACAGGTACCGGTGATACAGTTGGTGCTCCAGGAGCAGTTCCCGAGTTGACGCTTTTATTAGGTCAGATTAAAGCAATGCGACAATAATGCCGGCACAATGGAATACATTTGAACAAGCAGTAGCTACTTATTTCAGAACTGCTCCTGCTACTAGTGCTAAGGATGCTGCGAAATTTCTAGCAACGCAATATCTAATTGCAACAGCGCCGGCACAAACACAATTCGGCCAAACCACACTAGTACCTAAAATTGGTATTCTAATAGATGCCTTCGAGGGGGTATTTAGTGCCAATGAAAAGTCAACAAAGGCTTCATATTCTGGTTTAGCTAATGGTATAATAAAGTATTGGAGTCCAGGAGGTGTTATACTCAATCCATTTCCTGCAGCACCACCAACAATAGCTCCAGTCGTTGCAGGATTCTTTATTCCAAATATACAATTTAATGATATTATGGATCAAGCAATGGCTGACAGTACTATTACTATAAACGAAAATACATTGCGAAATGCAATAACCAATGGACCGGTTGTTGGTGACCCTATAGTTGCAATACCCAGTCCTATAGTATTATTTCCAGGAGCCCCGCAACAATTAGAAGCAGAATTAATGCTGGCATTTACTCCAGGAAACACGCATGAACAATCAGCTCAATTATTAGCTCAGGCATTTCGTAATCATTTATCAACGCTGTTTGGAATCTATATAGGATTCATGCCACCGGGTAGTACATTGCCAATAAACATTGTTACCTGGTCAGGAATCACCTAAACTACACAATACATATATTTATAAAAAAGGAAGACTCATGGATAGCAAATCATTTGTTAAAGTTATGCGAAAACTAATTAGTGAAGAGGTACGTAAAGCTGTTAGAGCTGAAATGCGTATTCTTCTTAAAGAACAAAAAACAGATCATAGAAAAAGTATGAAACATGGTATGGATATGTATCAAGAAACACGAGCTCCAAAACCAGCACCTAGAAAAAAAGAAAAATCTTTTACTAAGGATTCAATTCTAAATGATCTATTAAATGAAACAGCAATGACAATGAATCCTAAAGAATTATATGGTGATGGCCCGATGGTATCACAGGATACATTATCTTTTGGTAGCAATGATGCTCGAGGGTTTGGTATGATGCGACAAGGATATGCGCCTCAACCTGTAACTGATATAAATAACAATCCAGTTGATACTTCAAATGAAAAAGTAGCAGCAGTTGTTGATAATATTACAAAAGATTATTCAGCATTGATGTCGGCAATAAATAAAAAGAAAGGTATGTGATAAGTGGCACGGGAAACATTTAGATATCAGCCTTTAGATCTTGAACCTGATGTAGGTATTGGAGTTGCATTACCATTTAATAATGCAGCTGGTGGCCGAACTGCCACCCAAACATACAATACTAATACCGGTGGAGGCTCTGTATTTTCTACGACATATACAACAGAGGATCAAGCGATATCTAATTTGAAAAATTTGCTACTAACTCGACGCGGTGAGAGATTGATGCTACCAACCTTCGGTAGTCCGGTGCCAGATTATGTATTTGGAAATATTACGGCCGGCGGTGGTATTGCAATAACACCTGATGAAGTTTCTGATATCGAAGGTGATTTAACAGAAGTAATTAATTTCTGGCTACCTTATATTATATTAAACGAAGTTACGGCAGAGGTATATCCAGATGAGAATACAGTACGCATAAGTATAGTTTTCCGAGTAACCGAAAATGGTGCTAATAGAAGAATAGTATTATTTCAGTCTGATACAGCGGCTGATATTATAGAGGAATAAAAATGCCGGAATATGTAGAAAAGGACATAAAGTATTTAAATAAGGATTTTGGTCAATTCAGAGCCAACCTAATAAACTTTACTAAAAACTATTTTCCTAATACCTATAATGATTTCAATGAATCATCGCCAGGTATGATGTTTTTGGAAATGGCTTCTTATGTAGGAGACGTTCTTTCATATTATACTGATTATTCTTTAAAAGAAACATTGCTACCATATGCTCAGGAAACTGAAAATATGTTACGGCTATCACAATTCTATGGTGTACAAACACGTAATGTAGCATCGTCTGTAGCTAAATTAGACGTATTCCAAACGGTCCCGGCCATTGGTACAGGTACATCTGCCAGGCCAGATTTTCGGTATGCATTGGAAATTGATGAGAATATGATTGTGAGCACTAACAATGCTACTAAATTCCGTACATTGGATGTAGTGGATTTTCATCAGTCTGGTAGCAATTCTGGATTAG